GTCCACCGTCTGTTGGCCGATGGATACAAAGAGGTCCGTTACAGGCTTTAGGGCCAATACTAGCGCCTTAAATGAGGCTAGCAACACCCGAATAGAAAAGGCCTTTACTCGGGCTGTTAGAGTGGCAATGCCAGAGTTGGCGCCGCTGAACTCTTCCGCCACTTCCTTTTGAGCTGCTGCGAGCTCCTTATTAGCGGCCAACAAATCTTGCTGGGCTTTGACATAGGGGTTTGTTTTATCAAGGACCTTTCCGAGCTCAGTATCAATTTGGCCCAACGTTGCCAAGAACCGAGCCCCAGCGTCTTCCCCTGCTTCCCCGAACAGGTTGCTGATAAGCTCCTGTTTTCTCGTCTGGTCGCCTATCTCGTCAATTCGAGATGAAACCTTCTGCAAAGCATCTAGGGTGGTAATGCTACCAGTCCGCACTCCTTTAGTAATCTCCTCGGCAAAGCCAGCCCCAAAGTTGTCGGCCAGCACCGTACGAGCTGCGTCACCCTCTGCCCGAATCCGCAAGCCGAACTCCTTGACCGCATCGACGCCCTTATCTGAAAACACTCCCTCCTGCCCCGACTTGGCCAAGATAGATACTAGCTGGGTGGCGCTTCCGCCTGCCTCCCGAATTTGGGTTGAGTATTCGCGAACTGAGTCTAAAAAGTCCCCGCTGGCATTGGCGGAGCTTGCCAATCCAGTTTGCACGATGTCAAAGGCTTCTTGGCTGCTCAAGCCAAACTCTTTAATGAGTGTATTCTGCGCCTGAATAAGTGCCTGCGACTCCTCGCCAAATGTGGTAGATAAGGCCTGCGTATTAACTACCAGATCATCTAACGCCTGACCAGTTAGGCCAGTGACCTGAGTAGCCACACGGCCAAGGTCTGCAAATTGCTTTTCGATGTTGAGCACCTCTTGCGCCAAGGCCTGCGCCCCAGCAATAGCCGCCCCAACCCCTAGGGTGGCAGGATTGACCAAGCCGCCCAGCTCGCCAAGGCCCCCAGCAAATTCGCCAAGGGCCTCTTTAAAGCCTCCCGCATAATTACCCACATTGCGCTGGTACTGCCCCACGCTAGCATCAATGCTCTTGAGTTTGGTATCCAGTTGGTCGATTTGGGCCAACAAATCTTGCGCCTGTCGGGTCTGTCCTTGGCCAGCGGCGGCCAAGTTCTTATAGTCCTTGCGTAGGCGGTTAAGCGTAGCGCTAAGGGCATCATAAGGCTTGGTAGCCTTTCGGGTTTCTAAGAAACTTTTGGTGAGCTCGGTCTGCTCCTTTCGGACGGCCTTCTGCTCGGCCTGTAGTTTGGCCAGCTTTTGCGCTGTGGCGTTGTACTCATCGGTTCCCTTAGTGAGCCCTCCCAGCTCCTTTTTGGTGGCCTTGATTTCCTCCTGTAGGCGGTCTAGGCTATCAATGCCCTCGATGTCTACCGTAAAGCCAATTACCTTCTTTGCCATCTATTCTGCTATTTTGTTGCTCGGGCCTGCGGCAACCTTATCTAGGTCTTCCGCCTCGGCTTGAGCGTTGTATACTAATTTAGTTTTAGTGGGCCCTGCGCCCAGTACATTGAACCTGCCTACCTGCTGTAGCAAATAGACATTCCCCGCAATGATAACCCGCTCCCTAAAGCTTAGGTTGCTGAGCTGCTGGCGTGTCCAAATCATTGTGCAGGTAAGGACCTTGCCTACCTCGAGCCGCTTTAGGCTGGGCAGGTAGAAGCGAGACAAAAGCCCCTGTATATTGTTGCCGTTTACCGCAACGTCACCAAAGGCCAAGCTAATGAATAGCCCGTCTTGGTTGTTGTAGTTTACCATATAGTTTTGTGGGCAGTCGGCGGCACCGTCTGGAGCGCCGATAACATTTATTCGCCCATTCCTTGGGCCTGTGGCGTACGGCTCCCCATAGAACAAGCGGGGCAAATACTTCTGCTTGTCCAAGTGCTCATCCGCCGTCTTGTCCTCAAGATAGGACTTGGGCCAAATCATGGGTATTTGGGGAACAACCAAGCTATCATCCGCAATGATCTGCGCATCAAAGAGTGCCACCGTTGCGGCAAAGAAGGGGTTCTCCACCTCTTCAATATCATCGGACTGGGTATTGTCTGGGAAGACATATTGAGCCGACAAGAGCGGCTGCTCTTCCCCCTCTGCCAACGCTTCCGCTGTTGCGTCGCTGCTGTCCGCCTTCCAAGTTAGGCGGTAAGCTTTGGGTAGCTCCTTGTTGTTGTCCAGCTGTCCCCCTGGGATTAAGTCCAGTTGCTGGGTCAAATCCACTTGGCCAGTATAAAAGCCGTCGTTGATCTGCTGGAATTCGCCAACCTGTTGGGCGTAGGGATAGCGGTCGGCAGGCTCCACCGTTACAGTCCTGCGCAGCGTGTCCGTCTCGAATCGCCAGTTGAAAGCGTGGGCTAAGCCCTGCACAAACTCAAGCGCCCCCCAACTTCGGTTAATGAGGTAGAGAAAGTTAAGCTCCAGCCCTGAGATGATTTCGGCCTCGGCTTTTATCTCAAGGCGGCCAGTGTACTGGGCTTGGTCAAATGCTGTAGGCAGCCCCCCAGCATCTTGGCCACTAACCGAGACAAAGGCCGTCTCCCCTTTAGCGATCTGAAGCACACGCTCAAAGCGGACCCCTTGGGCGGGCAAGTCGGCCACATCGATAGTAACCCCAAGAAAACCACTTAGCCCAGAGGTAGTAACCCCGACCCTTATAGAGTCAGGTATGGGGGTGCCGCTAATATCTATGCTATCTAAATCAAGCACAAATAAATAGTATCCTGCTTCGGGAACCGTGTATATCCCAGTTGTAGTATTGTAGGCCGTTGGGTTGCTGGGGGGCTGCTGTGGGTTGAGGGGAAAAGGCATAGGCTGCAAAGCAGAGCCATTAAGCTGGCTTGCCTGCGCTGTTGCTTCGCCTGTATAGTTCAAGAACTCCTCGCCATACTCAGATCCCAACCGATCAGGAAAAGGGATAGGCAGCCGCAGGCGGGCGAAGAAGTCAGTATCTAGAAAGGTGCTTTGAAGGCTATAGCCCAACCCTTGGAAGATCCGACCGAGCAGCGACTTAACAAACAAATGCGGCGTATACTCCTGCCATTGAGCAGCCGCAGGCAACCCCCAGTCTTGCCACTTGATAAGCATATACCCCCACTCGGCTACATCATTGCTGCCGCCATTAGGGATACCCGCACTATCATCTGGCTGTACGTAGCCAACGCCTGCAAAGACGTTCGCTTGGTTGTAGATGTGGGTTGGGATATCTTGGCAAAACTCCCAGAGCTTCCGACCCTTGAGTTGCAAAGCCCAGCTCGCATTGTTCCCGAACAGCGCCACGCTATACGCCTGCCCAACTAGACCGTGAGCCGCCCCAGTCAAGGCAACGGAACGCAAAGAGGCTTGGCCCTCAAAAAATGGCAGGCCGTCCACCTCGATGGAGCAGGGCAATAGCAAACTTTGGGCGGTATTGTCGGCCCGCTCCACCTGCCAGTAACTGCCAAATATCTGGTCGTTCTGCTTGGTGGCGGGTAACTCAAAGCTGTATTCGCTACTAGACCCTGCGTTGCCTGTTAAGCCCTCCTCCGTTGTGATTTGGTAGAGGAGGCCAAGGTTAAGCCGCTGGGCTGGTAGGTCGGCCACTTGGCCATTTATTCTTAATGTCACTCTCATTATCGCTGTATTATTCTATCCTGCGCAAATCGAAGAACAACCGATGCTGTGGCTAGCTCGTTAGTGTCTCCCAGCAGCAGCTCGGCATCTACAATGGTTACTGCCTGTAGACTTTGCCCAACTTGAATATAGGCCTCTGGAGTGGTGCGCAGGTCCTCCAGTAAGGTATAATCCTCTGTATAGAGCTGCCCGCTCAGCTCGGCAGTCTTGACCGCCTCAACCTGTAGCCGCCTGCGGCCTCTCTGGTCCACACTAAAGGGCTGGGCTAAGGTCACATCAAAGGGCAGGGGCGTTCTTGCCTCTGTGCTGCTTACGGATAGCAGTTCGCGAACTCGGCCCGCTATCTCTAGCACTTCCGCCCCACCTAGGCGATTGAGGAAGATTAGGCGGGTGCTATTGCATTTGGGCGCATTGGAGTAGTTAAAACTAATTGTTTTATGACTGGCTACAAAGCTGTTCGGGTCTGCGTCTGCCGTATAATACCCAGCAGTAACCGTATAGCCCTGCTCTAGCGCTGTTATCAAAGTGCCGCCCCCATCGGCCATAGCTTGAGGGCCTAGGTCCATAGTGCGAAACTTGCGGCTATCTAGCTGGGGGAGGGCAATATCCCTCGGCACAACTGTCAATGGACTTTCCAACCGAAGGTAGGGCCGCAATTGGCCGTCCGTTACCAAGGTGGCAGGACGATAGTCGTCTGGCCCTACCGTCTCCCCATCAAGGCCCCAGCTAAGCCAGTCAGCTAGCGGGGTTTGGAATCTAGCCAGTTGGTAGTCTTCGTCTTGCTGGACGGTAGTAATGCAGACTCTAGGTCCGCTTAATTCGTCGGATAGCTCCAGCAGGGTAGGCAACCCAGTTGTTGGATCTTCCCCGTAATAAGCCACATCGGCGCTAAAGTCCTTTGTAGCGTCCGTATTCTCCACCCCTACAAAAGTGTAGGTAATATCTGGGAACATTGTGGATCGGCCAGCCTGTGGAGCAGTCACCCCAACAAAGATCTGAGCTAGATCGAACTCAAAGCGGTAAGTGGTCCCCACTACTTCAAAGGGGCTTTTTTTTATAGTGTGTCCAACTCCGTCGATCGTGACGGTGCACAGAGCGTACAATAAAGGGATTGCGCTCACCTGCTCGGTTCGGTATATAATGGGCCTGTAGCAGGTCACCAAGTCGCCCTGCGGGCCATTTATTACTGCCATATCTTCTTTTTTTACCACAACGCCCCAACCCCTCTGTAAAATTCCGCTCGTAAAAATTAGGAAGTCTAAGGAGGGTTGCTTAAATTGCAGTATTGTAAACAACAACAAATATATCTGATATGAATGCAGTAATGGAGCTACCCACGATGTTGGAGCAAACAAGATTGTTTCTGGCCCGCAAAAGGGTCGAGAAGCAAGCCAACCCAATCAGCCAACAGCCAGAGTTGGAAATCATCCGAGCCCTTGAGCTTCACGGGGCCTTTTACTTAACCCCCAACTGGAGAACCCCCAAAGTGGGGCACACTAAGCTAGGTACCCTAGTCGGGGTTGACATCCACCCCCAAGGCCTAATGGCTACGTTTGAGGGCGGCGACAAGTTGCCTATTACTCAAGCTATGGGCTTTGACACCCTAGCTATTATCTTAATCGCTGCCGCTGTGGCAGCACAAAACCGCCTAGATGAAACAGCCTAACATAATCTGGCTGGGCGCTTGGCTATTCTTGGCCATCGGCACCTTCGCCACAGCCATCAAGCTACATACAGCAACCCAGCGCCTAGAGGCCCTAATCAAAGAGAGAGAGGCTCTTATCAAGGAGCTAGAGGCCTGCCGCCAAAGCGAAGAGGCCTACTTCATTGAGCTCACTAACGAAAAAATACAAGAGTATGTCGATCAATAATAAGCCTTGTAACGAGTATCGCTTCGACCATCTGACAAAAGATGGTATGGAGTACCGAGGAATTGAGATTAAGACGGTCCGCATCTGGGCCGAGCCCTTTTACAGGGTACCAAGGCTGGAGGAGCTGCGGCAAGTGGGGTTGGCCGAAAAGGCCGACTTCATAAATAAATACCAAGCAGCCGATGCCATCGACGACTGCTGGTTTTTGCGCAATGAGCGCACATAAAAAAAGGCCCCTAGGCGTTGCGCTTAGGGGCTTTCTATTTAGAAGCGGGCCTCGGTCAGTACAGCAAAGACATCTACCACCGCCCGCTCAATCGCTTGTTCAATAGCCGCCTCCACATCGGGGGCGGTTCTTTGTTGTGCCTCTTGCAAGAACTCGGTCCGCTTACCTGTGGAGCTAAACCGTCTAGAGGCTTTGGTGGGCATTCCCTCCGCCTTGTGTTTGTTGGCTATGGCAAAGGCGATGCTTTTGGCCTCGCTGATTGGCACTCGAAAGCGCAAGCGAGCGTATAATATCAGGCCTTGAATATAAGCCGAGCTAGTCGCACCGCTGCCAGCCGTATAAGGTATGTTCTGGGCAGGTACCCCAGTATTGAGCGGCACGCCATAATCATTGAGCCAGATTTGAACCTGCGCCCCTGTGGCCAGCTCTTTAACCCTTGCCTCTACAGACTTCAACAAAGAGCCTGTAAGCTTATGCCCTTGGGCTAGTATTTCTGTTCTGACCCCATCGACAAGGATAGGGCCGAGCTCGGCGGCTATTTGGGTGAAGATGCTCATTACTCAAATTCTTTTTCATAGTCGCTGACCCCACTAACTGGAAGAGGCTGGAAATTAGGCGGCAACAAACTATAGTCTGTATAAATCTGCGGGCAATCGTCCGCATATCTGATACTAAAATTAAAGAAGGCCACTACAAGCTGGTCGCCTGCATAGTTGGCCGAGTAGGTAATGTCCACATCAGACACCACGCTAAACTTAGAGGAGTATTGATTTCGGCCAACATCTACAAAACCCCTAATAAGGCTAAGGCCTATCTCCTTAACCTTAGCTTGCTGCTCCACTATGGTGGTGTTTGCATCTTCCTGCCCTTGGCCTAAATTGTCCCTCCCCTGTGGGACCGAAACAATAAGGTATATTTCGCTGGTCGTTTGCGGGTGGGCCTTTAGGTTGGTTACGTCCTTTGTAAAGTCCATGTGGACATAAGGATAGCTCCTTACCCCATCTGGAGCAAAGTTATTCGATATGGCCAAATTAACGTCGCTTCGCCACCCATAGTGGAAGTAGCCAACCTCTGGGTGTAATTGACAAAGCGTATTAAATACATTGGCAATTTCTACAAGATTCATCGCTGCTGTTTTTGCTGTGCCTTGGCTTTGGCCTGCTCGACCGCCGCTTTGGCATCTAGGTAAAGGAATGCTTTATGCAAGCTCGCTTTGCCTGCGCTGTCCATTGGGGTAAGGTTGGGCAGGTTAAAAACCCCAGCCTCTGCCAAGGCCTGCTCTATTAAGTAGGTCCCGAACTTGTCTAGTCCTTGGAGAGCTGCGCCGCCTCCTGCGCCACGATAAAGCGCTGGGTAAGCGCTCTTAACTTTACGGACTGTCTCCGCAAAAAAAAACCCACCCTATAGGCGTGCGCAAGTGGCCAGCCTAAGAACATCTCTGCCCGAGGCTTGATCAGCTCCTCGCTGTACGGTTCGTTGGGCCGCCTTACAAGTACGGCCATAACATAGGCCATCTTTTGCCATTGGCCAGATGTTACCTCTTTGGCGCTTTGTAGGAACTGGGCCGCCTCCAAATATTCGGAGACAGTAGCCCCCCTCATAAACTTTGCGGGGATTTCCCATTCTTCCCCTTCGTGCTCGATTACCCTGCCCGCTCGCTCTTCGCTCGGCGTTGGAAGAACGGCCTGCATGCAGCGGACGACTAGGCCGGCCAACTGCTGGGGCTGGGCCTTACTAAACAAGGCATCATCTAACTGGGGTGCAAATAGCTGGAGCACCTTTTTGTAGTGGCTAAAAATTGCCAACTGGTTGGCGGGGTCGTGAAAGGCGGCAATAGCTTCGGCCCTGCCTTCATCTTCCTCTGGGAAATAGTAATCCCTGAACACTTTCGGAGCCGTATCCTGTAGGTCGCAGTAAGCAATGTATTGGCGCAAGCTGACCTCCTTAGGCCCCTCAGGGAAGGAGGCCGCCACACCGTTGATTTTGACCCTAATCATTCAGCCCTTTCTTTTGGACTGTCTTTTTAGGGGTTGTCTTTTTGGTCGAACGGCTACCTTGCTTGCCTTTAACTGGCCGCTCCTTATTAACTACTCCAGTAGCAAGGACGGCATTGTCTTCATCAACCAATTCGATCTGCTCCCCCTGCTCTTCGGTGACATCAGAAACAACGTCAAAAACAACGTCCTCTCCAAGAGGCTCCTCATTGGACACCCCTTCGTTTTGAGCGTTCGCAGCTCGTGCTGCTTCAACCTTGTCGGCCAGAGTTTGGGGTTTTGCTTTTTTGGCCTCTTTGGGGTTTACTCCGTAGCGTTCGGCAATTTTGCTTTTAGGAAGCTGACGGCCCTTTGGGCGGCGGCCTCCGCCTCGCTTCGCTTGGCCAGTTACAATCACTTGCTCAATGGTCTTCCCAAGCATTTTGAAGCTGGTGGGTACATTGGTAGATTCGATCTCCTCAACTAGCAGCGCTGCTAGCTTCTCAATTTTTTCATAGTTCGCCATCTGTGGTCGTATTATTTAATGAGATAAAATGTTCAGCCAAGTCTATGGCCGTTTGTTCTTCGAGTGTAAGCGCTTGCATACTCGCAAGGCGATAATTCATTACTAACTTATACTTTCCTCGGCAGGGGGTAATTTGCCCGACATTTTTGCCAGCAAAAACCAATTGCCCAGTTGGGTAAACTAATAGCTCTTTCTTTTCCATAGTTCCATTTAGGTTGTAAAGGGTCCACCATCGGACCGCCGTGACAAATAATGTTGCGCCCAGTAGCGAATAGCGTCCCAGGCGTGGTTGTTCTTGTCGATTGGGTTGAGGCGCTTTGCTTTTGTATTGAGATCGTCCGCATACTTATAGAGCTTCTGCTCCATAATAATAGGCTCGCTATCCCCAGTAACTGCCAGCTCATACCGCTTTAGCAAGGCGATACCTTGACGGATAGAATCGGGCCCCTTAACGGCTGGCCGAACTCTAATGCCTAAGCGGCGCAGCTCCTCAATACTCTTGGGCTCGGCGCTGTCCGCAATAACTGGCAGGCCGTAAGGCAAGAGCCTCTCAGCAATATCTTGGTTGGTCAGGGCCCTATCATAGATGATGCAGCGGAAGAATAAAATATCCCCGAGCTGCCCGCAGATAACCGCCGCTGTTGGGTCGTTGGTGAACCCAAAGTCCAAACCGATAGCGACTTTCTTTAGGCCGTCAGGCAGGCGGCTAACGAGCTGTATTTTGGGAAATACCAAGCCCTTAACCGTTCCGTATTGGCCGTATCGGTAGACCTTTTTTAAGTCGGGGTCCGTGATGGCTTCAATCTCCCTGATGAGTGAAGGCGGCAAACAGGGGTTATCTAGGTAGGTAGAAACCACCGTCCGAACATCCCCCATTCTTAGGGCCCTATCATCTTCTAACTTGGTCTTTATCCAAGTATAGGGGTCGGAAGGGTTGAAGTCCAACACGATTTGCACACGAGTACGGATAAGGAGCTGAAAGAACTCCTCCTCATAGGTCAGTTTATCCGCCTCATTGATAAAGAGGAAATCCCGCTGGTTACCCCTCAATTTGTGCTCATCATCGGTCTGGTAGAAGCGAACCTCCCGCCCTTCAAACTGGAAGATGTTGTCCCGCTTGATGTGGTGAACCAGATGGGCAAGGCCTGTTTGCTCAAGAATGTTGGTAAAATCCTTCATTGCCGAGGCTCGCAGGGCTGGCATAGTCTTCCGCACCACGTCGCAGGTCCCCTCTAGCTTGGTTATGCTGTCGTTCCATTTGCCAGTCAGCAGCCAGATAACTATCTGTTGGCTTATAGAGTAGGTCTTACCCGATCGAGTACCTCCCCGATTGATAACAATCTTCTTATCAGCAGGCGTACTCATCAGAGCATTAAAGACATTACTCCTTATTAGGGGTTTGCTCTTCATAGTCTATGATTTCGGCCTCGGCTCTCGGAGCGTCCACTATTTGAATTTCGATGGGCGGCAAAGCTTTGGGGGCTTGCTGGTCGCCATCTTTGAAATACCCACGCTTGGACCCTTTGTGGTTAAGGTAGTAAATAATGGCCGTTACATTGCCCTTCTTAATGGCCGTATAAAGCGAAGACTCCACAAAGTCTAAGACCAAGTCATCAAGGCTTAGCGCTTCGATGTCGGCTTTATACTGAGGATCATTCTGTAGCCAGTTGTAATGAGTCTGGCGAGCTATGCCCACCATCTTGCAAGCCTGCGTGACAATGCCCATAGCCTTAGGCAACGCCTCTAGCATCTTGGCTTTTTTCTTGTCTTGCAGCGACTTGCTATTCATAGTTATTATCAATTAGTCTGGCAATAGTTTGGGCCACTTCCTTTTGGAAGTCTTGGTTTAACAATAGCTTGGCATCATCGGGCTGGTCAAAAAAACCCAGCTCCAATATCATCGCAGGGCTTCGACTGTGCTTTAAAATGTGGTACCCCTCTGTATATAAGTTCTTGCTGCGGGTACTTCCCCAGGCCTCAAATACCCCTTTTAAAGGATATAGGGCCTTAGCCAGTTGCTGGCCGCCCTTGCTTCCTGGGAAGGTCCAGAGGGTTAAACCCCTTGCTTTGGATAGTGCGGCATTGGCGTGCATCGATAGGAAGAGCGAAGGCCCACCCCACAACTTGACTAACTGCTGCTCTTGGTCAGTTCGCGAATCCAAAGAGTTATCCATCCAGCCGTGGTAAACGGACTGGGTTTGAAATCCTAGGGCTTGCAGCTCGGCGGCTACCTTCTTGGCCATTTGGCGGTTAAACACCCCCTCCAAAAATCGGTTGCCTAAATGGCAGGGGAAAGTGTGGTCAAAGTACTTTCCTTTGCTTGGCGGGGTGGTATAGTTCCCCTCTAGGTCTTGGCCACCGTGGCCAGCGTCTAGCACTATTAAAGTCTTTTTCATTTCTTCTTCTGTTTTTTACGCAAACAAAAAAGCCCCTTGGACGGTTCCAAGAGGCTATATAATGGCGCTTTCAGCGGGCGAAAGTAACTTTTAGGCAGCTTTCAAGGCTTTTAGCTGCTCTCTCCAGTAGCTTTTAAGGGCTTGTAAGTCCGCCTCGAAGTCGCTGGTAAAATAGTCTCGAAAGCCTGACGTGGCCCCTATAGTGGAGCTTGAAGTATATAATGAAGAATATTCATTGTGATAAATAAACCTGCTCCAATGAAAGGGAACAGGCCCAAAGCCGTTGTCGTATGAGTCAGCGTCAGGGCTCCAGAAATCCCGCTCAAATCGCACCCAGCGCTCTCTAGCGCAAACATCTATGTCGCTCTCAAGAGCTACGCCCATCAGTAGCTTAACCTTGTAGCGATATGATACCTGATCAGCCCAGGGCCAAGAGAAGTTATCCCTCTCGTCGAACTTTTCGTAGGTCCATATATCATCGCCCATTCTCTCAACCTCCATATCCATAACAGCCTCAAAGGCCTCATCGCTACACATAGCAGCAGCCAGTTCCCAATCAAGGCGGCTATCTGATAAAAACAGGGCGTGCAGCCCATCTAGTTGTTGTTTATCCATCACATTGTTTGTTAAATAAGCTCAATTGGTTTAGTCCGTCCTTGGCCTGCTTATCAGCCGACAGCCTTTCGAGCACCTTAAACCAGCGCTCGGCATACTTTACCCGCTCGACAAAGCCTTTACTGGCTCTGTCCTCAACTGCTTGAAGCATAGCGGCTTTTAACTTTTGAAAGCCACTTTCACCGACTATTTTCCGCTCATCAAGCAAGGCTTGGGCGGGGTCGTCGTACTGGTAGCGAACGAGCCTTAGCGCTCCCTCTAAAGCCTCATCTTCGTAAGGCGTACTGGAGCGAGTCAGGAGCGGCTTTTCGTTCGTTAGGCCCATAGGCAGTAAGTTGCGCTCGGGCCAATAGTCGTAAAGTACGTAGATGCGCTCTGGGTACTTTGTTTTCTTTTTGTAGTAGTACGCTACCTGCATTGTTTCAAATTAAAAGGGCCCGCCCGAAGGCAGGCCCAAACCCTAATAATCACCTTAACACAATTAAAAAAACTTGCCCTTCAATCGGCGGCCTGCAAGTTCATTGCTGAACCGCACCGTCACTTGTTCTTGGCCCTTCTTAAAGGTCATTGTATAGCCGCCCCTTGGGGCCTTCATTCTGGCTAGCACTAGAGGGTGGCTGATATTGTCGGTTCCATATTTGAAACCCTGTGCTTTTAGCTGAGCAGCCAACTCTAAGGCCTGCTCGACTGTCTTAATTTGATACTTCATAGTTGAAAATATTTGTTGTTGAAGATGGGCTCTCGCCCTTTGTTATACCCAAGATAGTAATTCCCTGCCGTACCTCCTAATATTTTTACACTTTTTTACGAAGGTGGCGAACTTTTATAGGGTTGAAAGCGCTTTTAAAAGCATTGAAAGTACTATAAAAACAGGTATCTATGTCTTTTCAACAGAAACTAGCAAAGCAGCAAGCCAAGAAGGTATTCAATAAGTATCGGGCCAAGGAGTACACCGAGAAGTGGGCCGATATGCGCCGTTGGGTTATCCCTCCTCTAGCTGGTATTGTGCAAGTAGTGACGGCAGTATGCGCCGCCGCTCTGCCCGCCTATGCCGTGCAGCTGCTAACTGGTAGCTGGCAATGGGGGTTCTTCGTGGGCACTATCCTCATTGGGGCCTTTGAAGTGCTTAAGCGTATGTTTGTGGACGGCGCAACACAGGACTTCTACGCCAACGGCAAACTGGGCTTTCTTAACGTTGTGGGCTTTATCGCCTTTGGTTTGTCCAGCCCTGCCAGCTCGTACTTTGGCACCCCTATTCTGGTTGAAGAATTTGCTGAGATGCCCACCACAACGGTGGATAGCATCGTTCAGCGGTTCGACTCTACAGCCGCCAAACTGGAGTCCTTTTGGACGAAGCAGCAAAAAGAGGCCACAGGGCAGGCCGACCTAGTCCACACTAATAATAAAGCCACGAATGAGCAAGGGCAGGTAGTCACCGCCTACCGTGTGGCGCCAGTAGAAACCAGCCTGCGCAACGTAGCCCGCAGCGCAATGGATAGTCTAGGCCAACAGCTCAGCCAGCTAGAGGCCAGAAAGGCCAAGGCGATCGAACAGGCCAGCAAGGAGCATAAAGAGGCAACAGCAATGCGGCAGGAAGAAAAGGCCGCTTTGGGTGGCTGGTTGGCTTTGGTTACCCTCCTATTTGACCTTGGGTTCATTGCCTGCTTTCTCTGGTTGAATTACTATGACTATAAGCTGTTCATTCAAATCTATGGGGAGGGAGCGGCCAAACTTCCAAAGAAGCAGCCCACTAAACCCCAACTTCCAAAAGACTTTCAAAAGCCCCTGAAAGCCCCTGAAAGCGGCCTAAAAGCCCCTAAACTTCCATTAGAAGTAGTTGGGGGAGGGCAGGAGAAAGCGGGCCCCTTTTTGGAAGAGGGAGGGCAAAAATACTTTGAGGGCGATGTATTGGAGCTGGGCGGCAAACCCCACATCGTGTGCCTCAAGTCTAATGGAGAGGCTAAGGCCTACCCTCGGAACCAACTGTCAAGCCTGATCGGCCAAGGCGGTGGGCGGACAGCCTACTGGCAGAAGATGCAGGACCTTATGGATACTAAAGCCTAAGCCTATGTTACTAGCCATCATTGCCTTTATCCAAATGGCGGTCATCTTTGCCCTAAGCGCAGAGCTGGCCGCCTTGCGGAAGGCACAACAAAAGCCCCCCCAGCAAAAGCCAGAGGAGCCCAAAAAGGAAGCCCAGCCACTACCCCAACCCAAAGCCCCAAGACCTCGTCAGAAGGTCAGCAGCGGGGCGATAGAGTGGGAGGTTAGGGTTAAAGATACCGAGCTCGTAAGTGACGAGCTGGAATAATAAAGCCCCTAGGCATTGCGCTTAGGGGCTTTATTGTTGTTAATTGATTAGCTCTGAGATGTCGAAATACATTTTATATTTTAACCAGTTTTCGCCTGCTTCCATTACGGAAGCTTTGACGTAGTCGTGTCGGTTGTAGGTTTTGGGTGCCATAATTCGCACCTCTTCACCCAGAGCCCCTTTGTGCGTTACATTGTCATCATCACTACCTCGATAGCCTGCGGCCTTTAGCACCACCCTTTCGGTAGTACATAGTCGCTGAAGTTCCAGCATTACTTCAATGCTACTTTCTCGCTTATGGCAGTTGACCGTCTTTTCGCCGAATTTCACAGTAAAGAAGAAGTCGCTAGATAGGTCGGTTCTATGCTTATACGAATCGCTGCGATCAATAATCGCATCTCGTACTTTTTCGCTTAGCTTGCTCTCGTCAAATTCGCCCTCTATGCCGTTGGTGAACTGGACATCTTTGATGCCAACGTAGTGGTCATTATATATGATAGCCATCTCGATGTCACCGAAAACAGCTGTTGCAGTTTGCTCGAGTGCCTTGCTTGTTACAATAGGCTTCGGAATAGCGCCGCTGCGGTTCCAACCAATTTTAAAGTTTTTCAGCCCAGCCGATTGGTCGATCTCTTTTAGTTGGTGGTAAATGCCTTCCCACTCTTTACCAGAGTGAAAAAACATCCATTCTCGGTAGCTGCTAATTTCGTTAAACCAGCTATCGAAATATTGGAAATCAGGTTTAATAGCCTCAGCGAAATTCTTTGGCTCTAACCAGTTAGAGCCACGGCTATCGTGGACCTCTAACTCAGGTGTAGCCTTAATAAAGGCTAGCAAAGCCTCAGCCAATTGCTCTCGGTTGAGCAGTTGCTCAGATTTTACAATAATACCAAACTCGTAAACGCCTTTGATGCGCAACCAGTCTTTAAAGTAGGTGATATATTCGTCACCCACTATGGTGACTCCGACATGCATATCTCTACGCATTTTTTTTTCGATATAGATCTCCATAAAATACTTGTTGTTTAATTAGAACCCAAGCAGGACTCGAACCTGCCGTGCACCGTCTGCATTGGGTTGGGTTGGGGGGTTAGGCTAGACCTAACGATTTTTTAATGTCAAGCTGTGTAGTGTATGTGCTCCACCCCAAGTTTTCCTTGAGGTAGCCGAAAAAGGTGAACTGGTAGTCTTTGGGGCAGCCGCTATACTGGCCTTTGTCGTTCATATAGACTTCTACAAGATCATATCCGTGCCGTTCGGCACTTTCTCCCCATCCGTGGGCCATTTGGGCCTTTTTTGGCCAGCGCATCGGCTTTGTTAGATCACCGTTATTGGTGATTTCCTGTACATCGTGAGCGTAGTTATTCATAAGAATGTACAGTTTGGCTCGGTTGGTAATAGTATCTTTTAATTTGGGTTCATCCTTGATGAGGCAAGTTGGGTCGAACAGATGCACACAGTTTCTGCAGTAGAAGACAGAAACAAAGTCTTGTTCCAACTTAAGCAGGTACTTAAGGTATGCTACGAGCCACTCTTGGAAATCATTGTAATGTTTCATTAAAAATATTTGTTGTGTTGAATAATGGGGTTGCCCCCTTTGTTGAAACAAATATAGGGCAGTTCTTTTTAACCTCCAAACTTTTTCTAAACTTTCTTTCACTTTTTTACGAGAAAGTTTAAAAAGCCGTCTTTGAAAATCTTAAAACCCACCTCCCGCCGCTCATCGATGATGCAAACGGCAAAGCCGTTCTGGCGGAAGGCGGGGTCTATGCCTATATAGATCATTGGTCAAGTCTTTTTTGCGGCCCTTCGGCCTTAGTTATACCTCTGGCCATTTTCTCCAGCGCCAGCAGGCGGACGACATCCTCTTGGCTGAGTTGATAATTAGCTCTTCTTTGCTTGGCCTCCTCCTCGGTTTCTTTTCGGTAGAGGTGATTTTTCTGAATGTAAGCCGAGCGGAAAATGCTCAACTGCTTTTGAAGGTCTTCCCAGTAGTATTCAACCTTGGCCACAAACTCCACGAAGTCTGCCGAGCTAACAGCCTCTATCTGGTATTTGCGGTATCCCCTTTGGGGTGCGTACTTATACCCATAGATACTGTAGTTCCTGCCAAATACGGAAGATGCTACCTGCGAGATGAAATCTGTGTCCACCTCTTTAGGCAAAATGAAGGTGCGGTCTTTTAGTTCTTCGCCTTCGATGTCGTCCATCGTTAGGCTGTAGCGCTTCATTAGCTGGTCCAACTTGGCGGCGGCATTCTGGGCCTCGCCCTGCTCGCCTCGCTCGGCCATTACCTTTAGTTTTCGGGCTAGGTTTAGCCCCTTGTTTTTGTTATCCATTATTTGTTGTTTATAACTTTATAAATGTAAACCACTTGGTCGTTCCTCGCTGGTTGGTAGTGTGCCCAAACAAGGGCTCTTTGCCAATTACCTTTAGAACCTTAGTGGCTTTAATCTGGTCCTCATTCCATTTGAAGATGAGGGTACCCCCTACATCTAAAACTCTATAAGCCTCGGCAAAGCCCGCTTTAATATCATCCTCCCAAGTAGGGAGGAGCTTGCCATACTTAGCCGCCAGCCAGCTGCTATCTCCAAGCCTTTCAAGATGTGGCGGATCGAATACCACCAACTTAAAAGAGTTGTCTTCAAATGGCAGCTCCCGAAAGTCCGCAATAAGGTCAGGCTCTACTTTGAGTTGCCGACCGTCTGACAGTTCGCGAACTTCATTGCGGATGTCAGTAAACAGGGCGTTGGGGTGGGCCTTATCAAACCAGAACATTCTCGACCCACAGCAGCAATCTAAGATATATTTCTTGTTGGCCACCAGCCACTCTTTAGTGTGCTTTTTCATTGCCCCTATCTTTTGCGGCCTCTAACTCGGCCTTCATTTTGTTAATGGCGGCCAGTCTCTCTTGCCGCTCTTCCTCCTGCTTCGCCAAAGCAGGGCCTTTAATTAACTCCCAAATTAGGAGCTTACTATAATAGGCCTTAGCCAGAGCTTCCGCCCCTTTGGTATCCTGCTCTATACGCTTAAGCGCTTTTGCCAAAGCGGCGGCGCTGCCGCCCATCTTGGCGCTGCGCTCTTCCTCGTCCGCCTTCTTGCGCCCCTTGGCCAATTGCTTGGCCTTTTCCCACAAGGCCTTTTTGGTTTCTACCTTCCACAGGTTAGGGAAGGTCTTAGCAAATACCTCCACAGGCTTATGGGGAATATACTCCCAGCTAGAGCAAACGACCTTGCCAGCCTCCGCATCCAATACCCAGTCTTGAATCTGCTCAATCCAAGAGCTGTGCAACTCAGGCTGTAGTTCCTGCATAGCTGCAATGCGCTGCGCTTCTGCGGTTTCCTTGGCGGCATCGGCTAAGGCCCGCTTAGCGGCCTTGCGCCATCTGAGGTAGCTGGCGAATAAGTCGCCCAGCATCTGGACCGTTACACGGTTGTAGTAAGCCACTAGCTTAGTATCTAGCTTGCCAGCCATGCAGAGCTTAAAGGCCTGCTCTACTTCGCCCACGCTTAGCTGGGGGGACTGCTCAGCAAGAAGGGTTTGCAGGGCTACAAAGAGATCCTCTCCGTTGTCCTGCTGGGAAATATCTATCCCTAAGTACAGCTCAATGAAAGCCTCAAGCTTTGTAGCGGCCACAATCAGCTCCGCTTGGGCCATCTGGCGTACTGGCATATCCATCTGGGGGTTGCCTGTTTGATGCGCCACAACGGCTAGTTGGTTAAGCTTAATTCCCGATTTTGCCGAGGCGCTTTGCAGCTCTTTGGGCGTACTTATCGCCAAGGCGTTGTTTTGGTTGGCCGTTACTAGGGCCTTGGTTTTTTTTGATTCGTTTTGTTTCATTAGTGCGTTGTTGAAGATACTTCTCAAATTTCTCTGGAATGAGAAGCGTTTGGTATGTTAAGAATTTACTCATTTTATCATCTTGGCCCCACTCCCATTTTTTGAACTTTAGGACCTTGGGGACCTCCTCTAGTTGAAAGCCAGCCTCCAAAATCCGCCTAACGGCTTTGTAAAGGCCGTATTTACGAAATGCCGTTTTTGTCTTCGGCATACGGAAGCTTGCGTCTAGGATAGAAGAAAAGTACTCGGCCACCTCCATAGTGGCTTGGTAGTACTCAAGGCCCTCGGGGCCGCTAGGCGCTTGCGCCTCTTCTTTATTATCTCTTATTATTATCTCTTCTTTTGGGTAGTCATTTTCGACTACCCCCCCTAGTTGTTTTCGACTACCCCCCTGCGCTTTTTTGGCTACCCCTATAGGGTAAAGCTTTCGGTGGGTTCCGCTGCCGTCCATTTGGATCTCTATTCGCAGTAGACCAGCGGCCTCTAGCTTTCCTAGAGCCTTAGAGATGGTGCCCGCCGTCACGCCTAAGCAACTAGCTAGGTACTTGTTTGTGGCCCAGTTGTAGCCCTCTTTTTGGGCCCCGCTTAACACTTTGCCAAAAAGCAGCTTGGCCAAGTGGCTGAGCTCTTTATTGGCCAAAATCTCGGCTGGTATTAAGATAAAACTATTGTCCATAGGTTGAAGATTAAAACAAGAAGGCCCTAAGACGCAGGTGATGGCTGCGTAAAAGGGCCAAGCTAAATAGAACATAGCTAAGAGAGTAAAGCTTTGGGCCATCACTCCCTTAGCCTTCGTAAATATACGGAACGGATTTTAATCTACCCAATATCAAGGCGATTATCTTCCGTGTCATTGTCAGAGACTTAAAAGGCCGAGCTTTGGCGCATATAGCCCTCAGCGATGGCGGTTTCCAACTCCTCTTGGGTGAGGACAATCTCTTTAATTGATAGCGGCTGGGGTTGAGCCGTTGCCGTTAGTGTGTACTCTTCCCGCTGCTCCAGCAGGTCGAACACAATAGAAGTAACCTTGAACTCGTGGCCCTTATAGACTACCTTATCACCTTCGGCAATATTGTATGATAGTTTCATTTGTTGAAGATTAAAAGCCCTCTATGGTGGGAGGGCTTAGGTGGGGAATATTATGCTTTCAAGATGCTCATTACAGCCGCTTGTTCGGCCAGCTCTTGGGTGGGGTACTCTGCATAGAACAGAGAATTATGGTTCCAAGTTTCCTCCCCTGTGAGGCTAATTGGGTAAGCCTTGCTGTCACGAGAGATCAAAACATAGCGCCCTGGGTTTCTTTTGCTTGTAGATACTAGGTAGTGTACGCCATCTCTTTTTGCTAGTTGCTGCCAGCCTGCAATGGGGCCGCCCTCAAGCTGGATAGCATAGCGCCCCTTTTTCTCTACCAGCTCGGCCCATTGCTTCTCGCCCTTTGCCTGGGCGAGGGCTTGGTTATAAACCGCACGCACAATAATGCGCATAAGGTCAATGGCCTTCCAGAAAGCAGTGTCTTTATCGTCCTCCCAGTTAAGGGCTCGGATGATTTCTACAAGACCTAGCATGCGTTGGCGCTCTGGTAGGTCTTTAGCCTGCTCCATCAACTGAGTAGTGCCGTGCTTGTCGCACTCACTCAATGGCAGTAGTACACGGTTGCGGACGGCTATAAGAGCTTCGGCCTCTTCTTGGGGGCGGTTCTCGGTGTACAAATGGTCAACTAACAACCAGTCAAAAAGAAGTAGGTTACTGGCTTCTAATTGATCATCGTGGTGATGGTCAAAGTTGCCATGCTCAACTGAGTAGTTACCCCCAATATCAATAAATACAATATTAGGATTGCTGAGGTCGTCAACTGAGGCCTCACGCACTCTGCTAATATCATCTGGGTCCAAGTTCCAGAATTCAATTGCACAGGCTAATGCGCTAATTTCGTCAGAATGGAAAGCTCCGCTATGGGTGCGGACATCATATAGGTTCATAAGAATATTTGTTGTGGGGGCCTTGCGGCCCCCTGTGATAAATTTACTCGCTTACGTAGGCTGTGGCAATCATTGTATCCACTTGGCCGTACTGGGTATATACTTTCTTGTCTTCCAATAAGAGCAGTTCGCTCCAGCCGTTCAATTATACCTCTACGCCTAAGGCTGTGTCGGGCTGGATTGTTTCCCCCTCGGGTTCCAGCTCTTGGAACTGGGGGAATTCTGAGATGTCAAACTTCTTAATCTGGTCATTTCGGAATTGGACCGCTGTGCCGTTGTTTAGATTCTTGACCGTAAACATCTTGTCTGGTCGGTGCATTAAGTCATACATAGTTGAAAATATTTGTTGGTTAAAAGATGCCGTGATCCTTGATATCTTCCTCGGTCACTACGATAAATTGGTTTCCAAATACTCGCTTAAGGCAGTAGGTTAGCTCAAACTCTTCACTAGCCTGCTTTGATAGGATCTGGTAGCTAGTACCCTTATAGCTTAGCTTTTGGCCAGTTGAGTAGATATGGCGCTTAGCCTTGTAGTGGCCTTTTTTTAGGCCGCCAAGCAACCAAGGAGCCCCAACTACTACGTGGAGCTTTTCAAATACATCGTCCATATGTACAACCGTATCACCGTGATCCAACTGGATAGCCAAGCTAGCTACCTCAAAAACTCTTTGCTCGCCTGCGTATTCCATCTGGATAAATACGCCCTTTTCAATCTTTTTCATAATAAGAATATTTGTTGTTGAAGTAATGGGGTTGCCCCCTTTGTTGAAACAAATATAGGGCAGCTTTGCGACACTTCAAAGCATTTCACTAATTATCTTCGTAAAAAAGTGAAATTCTTTTTAGGGGCACAAAAAAACCCTCCAACCGAATCAACGATTAGAGGGCCAACAAATATTCTTGTTCCGAACAACGGATATCTTCAACGGCCACAATATAGAAAGCCTAATCCATATATCCTAATTGTCCAGCTATTTTTTTGCAAAGCGGCAAAGTTTTATCCCGCCACCAAAGGCGGATAGCTTCACCACTTACCCCCAAATCATCACCAATGGCGGCGGGGGTCCGGCCCTTTGGTAGACCAATGAATATTTGTTTATCTCTGCCAGAGAGCCGCCCAGCTATGCGGTCAAGCTTGATGCTGGGGTTTGGCTTGGGCGTGTAGTCTTGGGCCCAGCCATCGGCTAAGCTGGAGCCGTCTTCATACTGTGGTTGGTTTGCGCTTACTGGTATTTCTACCAGCTGGGCGAAGCGGCGGGCCATTGCAGCTCGCTGTTGCTTGGGAAAGCGCTTAACGCCCATTCGCTCCAAGTGACGGGGGTCTAGCTTAAAGGCTTCATCCCATGCGGCTATTTCGTCCGCATATTCATCGGCCTGTAGTTGCTGCTCCATTATCTGCTTTACCGTACGGACGGCAACGGAGAAGTTGGAGCGCCGAGCTGGCCGCATAACCCCCATATGGTAGGGGTTGAGTAGTCGCCATCTCACCCTGTAAAACCAGAAGGTGCCAAAATTGGCCTTATGCTTCTTCTGGTCGTAGATACGAAGGGCAAGGGTCAGTTCAAACAGCGCCTCGCTGTAGGCATCTTCTATAGAGCCGTGCAGGTTGAGTATAGCGCTATGCTCCTCAAGCCTTCGCAGGGCCCCCAAGAAGAACCCGACGTTGCGGGCCAGTAGCTCGGTTTGGGCCTCGCTGCGCTCTTCGTCCGTCTTGGCAGCCTGCCATTTGGCCACAACAGGAAGCATATCCGCTTGGGTTTCGGACTGCTTCCAAATGCGGCCTTGTCGGCGGAGCCAGTTTTCTATATGGCTCATCTTAGCATTGCATCTATTGGCGGCATAAATGGGGTGCCCTCCGCCCGATGGACAAAGTAAGTAGATGGGCCAATATCAAAGTACTGGTCAGGTGCCAATGGGCGGGCAGATCGAACAACTGTCATACAGTCGTCCTCTCCAATCTTGGCACTGCATAGGTAGCTGAATTTTTGGCGAAGGACTGCCATCGCCTCTTGGAACTTTGCCTGGTAATCCATAGCGACTAGACTTGGGCCGTTGAGTTCTACTCTAGACTCGGCCAAGAAGGCCTCTAAGTCATCACACTTTTCAACGTAATCCGTATAGCGCATATAAATCAACTGTATTTCTTCCTCGCAGTTCTCAATAAGCCAAGCTTCGACCTGCTCTATGATCTGATGGTTCGATGGCGCAGGACTAACAAAGACTGTCGCTGCGTCTTTAATTTCAACTTCTCTTTTCATATTTGTTGTGTTGTGGGGGCCCAAAGGCCCCCTGTTGAAGTAATTTAAAATGGTATTTGGTCGGTTGGAGCCTCTGGCTCTTTTGGCTCTTCCTTGACTTTTGCGGCCTCCTCCTCGGCCAGCTTGTCGGTCCGCTTGCGGGCCTCAATGGCTGCAACGATATCCGCTTCTTCTTGCTGGTTGATAACATACTTGCCCTTAATGCGGGCAACCGTGTAATCTAAGCCGTTGGGGGCGTTTAGGATATTTTCAATAGCCCCATCTAATGCCTGTTTAGTGATGCGGGGTTTGCTCTTTTTCTTGGGCTGCTGTTGCTGCTGTTGGCTGGATGGGATAGATGTTGCATCGTCATCTTCCTCAGTCGCTAAGGAAAGCAGCGCAGATACTGCATAGCGCTTTGTATATGTAATAGCCGCCCCTTGGGCTTGGCTGTTATTCATGTAGCCGCCATCAAAATCTACAAGGGGCGTGGACTTTGTGAACTGGGCCCCGCTTTCGTGCCCGAGCATAGTAAATAGTACTTTACCCTCAATCCAGTGGGCCACAAATAGGCCATTGTTTGCCAAGGGCTCACGGATACTGGCCATAATGCTATCATAGGTAGCATACTTTCTTGGCTTTGGCTTGCTGTTGATTACTCCGTCCTTTCGGATAGAGATGCTCGCCATCTCTTTATGGAACTTTGCCAAGCTTGCAAACAGCTCCTTGTTGCTACTATTCTCCATTGTGCTCTTGTTTTAGGATTGCCAAATACTCTTTCTCCTCCTCCTCGGTCAAGTGGTTACGATAGGTGGGCCACTCGCCAGTTTCTTCATATTGCGCCCACTCTTGGCGCATTTGCTCGCCTACTTCGGCGCAGCGTTCCTCGTCCCACTCTATTTCTCTGTGGGCGCTAAACATTTCTTTACTCTTCATATTTGTTGCGTTGTGGGGGCCCGAAGGCCCCCTGTTGAAGTAATTTAAAACTCTCTTTTTAGAGCTTCTACCAAGTAGTTTTCGGCTCTGCTTAGGTTCTGGGCCTTAATAACAATGCTTTCCAAAGCTTCTTGCTTACCCATTGCCACGGCAGCGTGAATCAGGCTTGACATCTCAAAAGCCAACTGCTCGTCATCAATGTGCTTTTCAATAATTCTAGCCAATGCGCCAACCGCTTGGCGGCTTTCTTTAATTCGCTCTTCATTGTAATACTTCATAATAGAATATTTGTTGTGTTGAATAATGGGCTGTTGCCCTTTGTTGTTAATACAAATATAGGGCGCTTTTGGCAAACTTCCCAATAATTAGCGCCCTTTCTTCGTAAAAAAGCGAAATTATTTTAGGCGCTTTTTGCTAGGGGCCTTGAATTTATTAGAGCCGTATAGCTCCCGTACTTGGTCTAGGCTATACCCTTGGCCGCTGAACTTGCGGTACCCTTTGGGGCTGATATACCAACACTTCTTTTTGGCGTGCCAGAGAGGCCGCTTGTACTGGTCAAACTTTTTGCCCTCAAAGTTAATCGCCTTAATAGCAGGGGCCAGCTCTTTGCTGCTCTTAGTTATCCAAATCCAAGAGCCAATAACTTCAAATTCCACCCCTTCTAGCTTTAGCAGCTCAACCACAATTTGTGACCACTGCGCAGCGCTGGCCTCAAACTTTTCACCCTCACTATCAAAGGCCAGCTCGGCGGGCTTAAAGGCCTGAAACTGGTTGTTTACCTCCTGCATAATAGCGGTGGTGTCCTCGGAAGGGTTGAGGTCAGGGTGGTAGCGCTTAGCTAGTTTTCTAAATGCGCTCTTTGCCTCGGCTACCGTCTTACAATTCTTGAAGAAATCCATAACTTAAATATTTGTTGTTGAAGTAATTAGGGGCTTTACGTCCCCTTTGTTGTTACAAGTATAGGGCAGTTTGAACTTTGTTCCGAATTGTCAACCGTCTTTCTTCGTAAATAATGGGAGATATTTTAAATCAGAAGAAACTGGGCCGTAAATTCGGAACTCCAAAAATGGGCTTATACCTTGCAGCCATTCAATAATCAAACAACAAATATTATGAGTACATCAAAGAGCGACAAAATCAAAAAGGCCCTCACAAGCGGGCAGCTCGTGAAGGCCTGTAAGGTGGCGAGAACATTTAGATGGTGGGATGATATGGACGTTCGCAGGGCCGTAGAAATAACGGCAGACGAGGCCCACTATAATTTTTATAGGAGTATAGGGGTAAATATAGAAGAGGCCAAACAGACAGCCAAAGAATGGCTAGAAGGCCGCTTCTTATAAACCCTTAGCCCTTGAGCATTACGCTTGAGGGCTTTCTTCTTCTGATATATCAAGCTCGCCAAAGTTGGCCTTAATGGCGCTCAAGTCCCCTTTATAGAAGACTAGAACGTTTTGATGGCACTTGCCAACCTTTCGGGACTTATTGAATGGGCGGGCCACTCTAATAGCCAAGGAAGCGGCGGTATTGATCAATATCATTTCGTTGTAGTATGCAAGCCCAGCCTCTTGGAAAGCTGCAATAGTATCGCCTACAAAGTTGTAGTATTCGCCAGCCTTGGCCCGAACCTCGCCCACCACAAAGACCGCAAAGCGGTTTGGCTTTAGCTTGGCGCAGGCCTTGGCGATAATCTGTTTGTAATTGGCCAAAAACTCCTTGTAAGGCATATTGGATATATCAGCCTGTAGATCGCTGTATACTTCTAAATCCGCATAGGGCGGGCAGCTAAAGACCAAATCAGCCTGCAAATCTTCGGGCCAGATAGTATCTAGGTTCTGGCTGGGGCCAACTGTCCAAGTCGGCACCGGTTCGCCTTCTTCCAGTATATCGGCGGCCTGCTCACGGTTGGCCATTACCTGCTCTTCTCGCAGGTCGTTCCCCCAATAGGGATAGCCAAGCTTAGCGGCCACAATGCCGCGAACTGATCCGCCAGCAAAAGGGTCTAGGATAGTGCCGCCCTTGGCGGGCATAAACCAGCGGTAGGATAGTTCGGTTAGTACTGGGTCAAAAACGGAGGTGCTAGATAGGGCCGATTTGGTGCAGTACTTTTCTTTGTACTCTGCAATAGTAATATCACGGCCCAGCTTCTTTTCTACTGCGGCTTTCTCATCATACATACTGGGCGTGAGGGCTGTAATAGATAGGTCTTCTTTGCGGCCCTCTTCGCTCTGTATACCAAGCGCCAGCCAAGAGCGCTTGCGGTCCTGCCAATAGCCCTGACGGCTGTCTAATACAGAGAAGGGAGGAACGCCAAAGCGATCTAGCAAAGAGCCTTTAGGCTTGGTCTCTATACCTTCTCCGCCTATGCCATCAATAGGCTTGGCATCATCGAAAAAGCCGACCAACTCAAAGTCCTTAAAGCCGTAATCTATCAAGTCGTCAAACTCGAACTCATTGGCCAGTATATCGAAATCCCAATCCCCGCCCAGCTTATTGGCGGTAATATTGGCCTGCTCGCATTGGGCGGCGGTCCACCTTACCTGTCGGTAACTGTAGCGTTCGCCCTCCCAAAGTACATAGCCCTCGGCAACTGTTCCAGTTCTAGTCGGTTTGGCATACTCCTTAACCAACTCAATTTCGCATTCGGTCAATTTTACCGCCTTGCTTCGCTGGTTACCTCCTATCAGCTCATTTGTATTCAGGTCGTGCACGATGCCCGAAATGTCTCCGAGCTCTTGCAGGTTCTGGCGGAGCTTGGCAAACTGCTCCTCCGTTATCTGGCGGGGGTTCTTGTGGTACCCCTTTGGTTTAATTTTCATCCTCTTCTTTATAGACAACTAGGGCCGACTTGGCAATTTCTTTTTCAACTGGCTGGGGTGGTGCCGTTGGTGGCGGCTGGTTGATATGTATTGTAGGAGCCTTGTCCTTCATTTCTTGGACTGACAAGGCCACAGTATTTAGGGCGCAGGCCACAATAAAGAAAGTGGCCCAGAGCCCCCATTCTGTGCTCCGTTTTTTACTCTCCATCTTCTTCATCTTTTTGGGGTTCCATAAACTGGAGGTTAAAGCGGCGCTCTAGGCGCATAATCCGCTTCTCGTTTTCCCGCAGCCAAAACTTAAACTGGGCGGGTATCTTGACCTCTAGGTATCTTAAATAGAGGTAGCCGAACACAGCTATAAACCCAAGGGCTGCTGTTATGCTGGCGTATACCTCGAAAAACAAATCTGGTTCCATAGTGTGTAATTATAGGCCAACGGCTAGTACGCTAACAGTAATATTTGGGGCTACCTGTAAGCTCGCCCCAGCAATAAAAATAAAATCCCCACTAAGGGTATATCCCACCCCTGTAGTGGCCGTGATAAGCCCTGACATAGTGGCCAACACTTGGTCGGTCGGGTCGGTACTGCTGAAATACGCCGTTGGCATAACAGCAACAGGAGGGGCAGCAAAATTAGCGCTGGACCAATCCGCCGTGAATATCCCCTGCGCATTAGACTGAACAGTTCCCGCCCAGAATTTAATGGGCGTTACGATCTCGCCAGAGGGGTTAAAGAAGCGCCACTCATTAGGGAGCTGAACTTTAAAATAAAAGCTCTCCAGCTCCAGCAGTAAATCAGAGGTGCTACCTGTCCAAGCTTGCGCTGGGTTGGGTAATATTTGCAAGCTCTGGACTGCCGCCCCAGCAAAATGATAGTAGGCCCCAAACTGGTCTATAATAGCAATACCACCCCCAGCCTCCTGATCGGAGAATAAAAGGGTGGCGTTTTCGTCCCACTGCTTAATCACTTGTTTAGTGACAAAGTGTTGTAGCTGAACCTCTCCAGTTTGGAGCTTGACTATACTAAACATTGCTATTCAAATTCAGGGGTTACTTCGCTAAAGTTTGTGCTGTCGATTTCGGAATAGCTCCCCGACACGAGACATTCGTGCCACACGAAACTTCCACCATAGCGATAGAACTTCCCTGCCTCGCAATAGGCGGGTATGGCGGGCATAGGTGGATTGGCGGGCTCACCTGTAAATACCACCTTGTTTTCGGGGAAGGTGAGTGCGTAATTCTGTGATTCTGTCATGGCATTAAAATTTAGTTACTGAAAATAACAAGCGACAGCTTAGGGCTGGGGCGCTTGCGTTTGGTTGGACTCTGTAAAATAGTTGCCCAGTAGTAGCGACTAGAAAGGAGATAAGGGCCACCCCTCCAGTAGCGAGGCTGGGGACTGGCTGCGTGTTAGGGGTTCCAGTGAAAATGGGAACGCCTAAGCCATTATCATAGAACCTCGCAAAACTGCGAGACTCGACAACGCAAGAGTAGGCGCTATCATCAGGCCCTTTCATATAGCATTTGCTCTCTAGCAGGTAGTTTGCCCCGATCTCAACCTTTAGAGGTTTGTTTAGATCTAAAAACGTATCCCCACCCACTGGAGTATCAAAGAAAACTTGTTGCTGGTACCCCTCTAAGTCAAAAAAAAAAGGGGCTAAGGCTTCCATCAACTCCGCTCCTGTACTACCAACAAACACTTCACCCCCAATTTTAATTGCGGTTTTGGAGCTGATATTAAAGGTGATCAACTTGTGGCCACCCTGTCTTACTGTTACTGCATTAGGGGCTGCCGACATAGTTACTAGGCCTGATACTGTAAGCTGCGGAACATCATTAAAGGCAACAACCGTATGCCCGCTTGCATTGATATAAATACTGTATTGATCCATTCTAGTAGAAGATTATGCCCGATCTGCTGTTTTTACTTGTGCAGCTACAGGGCAGTTTTTTATTTAATTTATAGATGTATCCTCGGTACCCACAAGCCTCGCAACCGCAATCGCAGTTTTCGTCAAAATCGTACAAAGGAAAGCCGTCACGGTTTTCACAAATATACTTTTTGATTTGCTCCTCCAAGGCATCTAAGCGCTGCTGTAAACGGTCAGTAATAGCGCCAAGGCCTTCTTTGCCCCCATGCTTGGAGTATTCGGTTTGATCCTTTTGGACTCCAGCCTGGGTAACCTTGTAATGGATAAAAGGAGTAGCCTCTAATAGCACGGCTTGGCCTGTGTAGTTCCATAGGTAGCGTTTCCAAAGCTCCTCATAACTGGCCTTGGTTGGGAACTTCGCCACATTAGGACCACCAGAAGGATAGGAAGAAGGGACGTTGTTTCGCTCAGCTAACATATCATTAAACAGCTCTTCACCCAGTAGGGGTAGCAAAAAGCGGATCTCAGCCGTCTGGATACTTTGTGCTACATTGGCCCTACTAAGCGCTGTTGTAGCTGGGCTAGGAGCGCTCAAGTTGAGCGCCAACACTTCTTGCGGAAACGTCAATAGGTACTCTTGTATCATCTTTAGTCTTTTTTAGGTTCAAAGCCCAAGGCTTCTAGCTTCTGATCTTCGGAAAGGACATCATTGGGATTGATGTCGCTGGCAAAGCTAATAGGGCTAGCCTTTCTAATTTCCAAATTGATACTAGACCAACCGCCTAGCCATTCCCCAGCGGCGGTTAAAATCTTATTTAGGGCCTTGAGGTATTTCTTTTGGATAGGGCGAATTGTCGTTTGATGGACAATGTCAAACTCAGCCCTGATTTGCTGGTTGCTGCCGAGCTGGCCAGCGGTTGACAAGCCCGCCAAAGACGGCGTCCACCGTGAACCGATAATCAGGCCTTCCCTGGACTGCTGGTTAAGTGCAATAAACTCACCCTCCTCAGCATTGGATAATACATCTACATCAACGCCAGCGGCTGGATCTGACTGAACGTGGGCGAATATCTTGGCGTTGTTGCCAGTTTGGGTGAAGCTGTCCCTTACATCAAAAATCAAATCCTTAGCCTCTTTCTTGGTCATATCGCCTTTGATAGTCAAGATGGCAGATGGCATAAAGCCGTTCTCGAATTTGTTTTGGTTATACTTGGCACCTCGGTATTCCATCTCTGCCCAAATCCGAGCAGGCAGCCAATCAGGGGCACCCCAATAATAAAAGTTAGGGTGCTCATTTTTGATATGCACAATGCAGCGTTCAATGCCGTCAATCTCTTCCCATTCAGGGTATAAAGGATAGTTGGTCACATTGTCTTCCGAGGGCGTGAGGTTGTCCTCTTCAAACTCTTCACTCACTCCAATGTGGGTTGGCCACAGTTCGTCTTCTGGGGCCTTCATAGGGCGGCAATGGTAGATAGGCAATTCGCGAATCTCGAACTGTTTCTCGCCTTCTTGGCCATACCGAAGCAGCTCAAAAAACACATTGCCAAAAGACCATAGTGAGCGAACAGCCTTTAGGCTGAGCTCTTCAATGTCTTCCGCCTGCATATTAACGCTTTGCAAGAACTCATTTAGGGCCATAGCCTCTTTGATATTTACCTCGCTTTTCTGGCTAGCAATGGGCAAAATCGTTTGTGAGCTCTTGGGTACAGCATAAAAACCACCTGCCAAAGTATAGGCGGTCTTCTGCTGGACAATAGCGCCAAGAGTCGGACTATTATTTAGTGCACTGGACAGTTGGTCAAGCAAAGAGTTATCCCCAGTAAGAAAAGGGACATACTTTACAGAGCTTTGCTGTAGCCGCTTTTGCGTTGGCTCAGCAATTAAATCCTCTGCGGCATAAGGTAGGGGCTTGTTTAACATATCCCCAAAAGCCAGTAAGTTACTGCTCTTCTCCTGTTTCTGTGTTGGCGGGCGATGTGTCGGCATCTTCCTCGGCTGCCTTGGGGCGGCCTTTCTTTTGTTCTTTCTTCTCTTCATATTGCTCAATCCGATTGTTTCCCATTTTGAACTGAATCTCTAGCTCCTCTTGGGGAGCGTCTTCATATAGGCCTGAATAACGAGGGG